ACTCTCGCCTGGCATCACGCCACACAACGTCAAGAAAAAACTATTCAAAGGAGCCAAATATTTTAGGAAAAATCGCTACCACCGTACAAGTGTTCGGATGTATTGTTTTGAGTGTGGCATTCGGTCTAGTATTCCCACCCCTCGGTCTCGGAGTACTCGGCGCGCTAACAATCGCAATCGGGATCTCAATCGAAAGAAGCAACAATGCTCGCCGACCTACTGAGTAGACAAAAATACATCGCACCATCTGGAGCATCAGTCGACTCCTACGGACGGATCAGTCGATACGGCACAATCGCCGACGCCGGCACCTTCGTCGATGAACACTCGGCGCTCTCTATACCTGGAGTATGGCGAGGCGTCAACTTGATCGCAAACGCTATCGGTGGCCTACCTTTGCAAGACTACCGAAACGGTGTACGCATCGAGACACCGCCGATCCTTTCGCGACCTAACCCACCAGAAACACGCATCGAAACGATCCAGGCGGCCGTCGCCGCCGCCATTATTCACGGCAACTACTTCGCAATTCTCGGAGCAACCTCGGCAACTGGTTACCCCGACACGATCTACCCCATCGCCCCCGACCGCGTACAACTCCGCATCGAGCAAGGCCGCAAACGCTTCCAGATCGACGGACAATCCTTCGACCAGTCCGAAGTCATGCACGTCAAAGGCTTCTCAATGCCAGGCGATGTTTTCGGCGTCGGACTCCTACAAGCACAACGACAAGGCCTCGGCACCGCCATCGCACTCAACGAGTACGCAGCAAGATACTTCTCCGGTGGCGGACAACCCTCCGGCATCCTCTACTCGTCAAACCCCGACCTCGACGCCGCCGAAGCCCTACTACTAAAACAACAATGGATGAACCACTACGGCGGCCGCTCACGCGAACCAGCAGTCCTCAACGAGTCAACAAAGTTCGAAGCAATCTCCGACAACGCCGGCGACGCACAGCTCGTCGAGTCACGCACCTTCGACCTCACCGAGATCGCCAATATGCTCGGCCTACCGGCCTACTACCTCGGCGCACCGAACTCGTCAAGGACTTACAGCAACATCGAAAACGAACAACAGCAGCTCCTCCGCTTCTCGCTCGCCCCCTGGATGATCCGTTTCGAACAGGCCTTCTCGGATCTACTGCCGCGCGGACAAGTCGCAAAGTTCAACGTCGACGCCTTCCTACGCACCGACACCCTCACCCGATACCAGGCACACAAAATCGGCATCGACGGAGGTTTCCTCACCGCCGACGAAGCACGAACACTCGAAGACCTACAACCACTAGAACAAACCCAACTCGACGCCGGCATCCTCGAAGTCGAATAAGGAGAACAAAATGACTGAGACCCGACAGTTTGACAGCGACCTCGAAATCCGAGCCGCCGGCGATGGCCGCACCATCGTCGGGATCGCCGTCCCGTACAACAAAGAACAACGCATCAACTCACAACTCACCGAAGTATTCCGACCAGGCGCGTTCGCGGCCGTCACACGAGCCGCACACCGCGTCAAACTACTCGTCGGCCACGATCACCAGGCACTCCCCATCGGACGCGCAACACTCTTACGCGAAGACGCCGCCGGACTCCACGCCGAGTTCTACGTGAGCAAAACAGACCGAGGAGATCAAGTCCTAGAACTTGTTCGAGACGGCGCCTTAGACCAGCTCTCCATCGGTTTCCTCAGTCTCAAAGACAACCGGCTCGCATCTGGCGTCGTCGAGCGCATCAAAGCCCACCTCGCAGAAGTCTCCCTCGTCACCTTCGGCGCATACGGCGAAATGGCCACCGTGAGCGCATTGCGCGAAGAGTCAACCACACCGAACCGCGACGCCGTTGCGATGTTGTTGAAAGACCTCGGCCGATGAGATCAACGCGCACCACCGTCGGCACAACCGCCACCCTCCTCATCGACTCCGACACCACACACCGCACAGCAGTCGTCCACGCAATATCGAACACGACCGTCTACCTCGGCGCATCCGATGTCACCTCCTCAACCGGTTTCATCTTTGAAAAAGACGACGGCGCGATCTCGTTGACAATTCCAGCCGGCGAAAAGCTCTACGCAGTAGTAGCCACCGGCACCGAAGTCGTCACCTGCCTACTTCCGGACGCATAATGCCCTGGCATATTGAGTCCAACAACGCAGGATGTCAAGGCTTCGCCGTCGTTAAAGACGACGACCTAGAAGTCGTCGGATGTCACCGAACCGAAACACAAGCCCTTCGCCAGATAGCCGCGCTCTACGCCGCCGAGGAAGACATGGAAGACGACGACGACGATGTTGAAGACGACGACATGGCAGACCGCGCCGGCAAAGATCAACAGCTCAAAGAAACCGAACAAAAAGAAACTCACGGAAAACGTCGAAAAGAAGTTGAGAAGATCCTTGCCGATCTTCGTGCCGTGAGATAAAATCCCTCTACGAGACCACACCTCTCGACGAACGGACAGCACACCTCGCCATCGCGACACCTGCTCCGAAGTTGAAGACACCTGGACGAAAACCCCACAAAAATCGTCTATCTTCACAGGAGTACCCAAAATGGCAAACGCCTTTCTCTCAAAATTGCAAGAGAACCGGACATCAAAAACCGATCTCATCGACGCAACCCTCACACGCGCAGTAACCGAAGACCGTGACATCACAGAAATCGAACTCGCAAACATCCAGGCGCTCAAACTCGAAGTCGAAAAACTCGACGAGCGCATCAACCAGATCGCCGAGATCGAAATGCGCAACTCTGCCAACGCAGAAATCGCCGCAAAAGTAGACTCACAAGTCGAAACACGCAAAGTCGGCGGCGCACGAGTCACCTCGGAAGAAGCCACCTACCACGCACGCTCCGCAAACGACTTCCTCGCCGACGCAATCGCCGCCGAGTTCGGTGGTTCATACGATGCACGCGAACGCATTGCCCGTTACCAGCGCGAAGTACTCGACACTCGCGACGTCGGGACAAGCAACTTCGCCGGCCTCGTCGTTCCACAATATCTCGTCGACAGTTTTGCACCGTTGCGTCGTGGCGGCCGTCCAACACTTGACGTCTCAGTCAACGCCGCGCTACCAGCGCAAGGAATGACCCTCAACATCGGTCGCCTGACAACTGGCGTCACCTCGTACGTACAAGCATCGCAGAACAGCGCGCCAACAGAGTCGAACCCCGACGACACTTTGCTCACGATCAACGTGAACACCGTCGCGTCAATGTTTGACCTCTCAAAGCAAGCAGTCCTTCGCGGTACCGGTATCGAAACGCAGCTCCTCGGAGACGCCGTTCGCTCATACCAGACCAAAGTCGACGCGCTCGCCTTGAATGGTTCTGGATCATCCGGAGAACACCTCGGCATCTTGAACACGAGCGGCATCAACGCCGTCACGTACACCGATGCAAGTCCGACCTACGCCGAGTTTTTTCCAAAACTCGTCCAGGCAATTACCGACATCTCGTCAAACTTCTTCGGAAGCGCAACGCATATCATCATGCATCCGAGCCTCGCTGGTTGCTTGATGCGCGCACTCGACGGATCAAACCGACCACAGTTCACGAGCCTTCTCGGAAACCCACAGAACGCCGCCGGTACTTTCCAGCGTCCAGCGTACGACCTCGGTGGTTTCCAGATCCTCGGTATTCCAGTCGTACTCGATGCAAGTATGCCGACTGACCTCGGAGCTGGAACAAACCAGACCGCAGTCATCGTCGGAAACTTCGATGAGTCGTACATCTTCGAAGACAACTCCGGAACACCACTTTACGTGAGGTTCGAACAGCCCGACGGTAATATCGCAATCAGGACAGTCGTGTTCGGCTTCAGCGCCTACACAGCTGGTAAATACCCATCGGCCTTCAGCGCCATAACGGGTACCGGACTCATCACGGCCAACTGGTAAATAATCCCCCACTCCAACTCGGTCGGCGCGCACAGTCGACCGAGTTTCGGGATCTCACCATGAAACAATTCATCGTCGATGCACTCAAAAAAGAACTCGCCGAATATCGTCGGCGTGGCCTTGACGATCGCGCGAAACAAGTCATCGACCAGCTTGTCGTCCTCGGTTGCGAGGAGTTTTTGCCCACGCTCAAAAAGTCCTCGAATGTGCCGGCCGAGGATGACTCCTTCGAACAGAAGATCGCAAACAAAGCACAACCACGCAAGATCAAAGCGATCATCAAACCAGCGGCCGCAAAAGTAGACGCAAAGAAGAAGAACTAATGGCGATAACGAACGGATACGTCACGCTCGCCTCGATGAAAAACTATCTCGGCATCACCGACTCCATCGACGACACCCTGCTCGAAGAGATCGTCGAGTCCGCCTCACGAAGCATCGACCGTATCGCGAACCGACACTTCTACCTAGACGCCACAACAAGCGATCATTTCTATCGCACAACCGACGCCTACTCGCTCATCGTTGACGACATCGGCACACTCTCCGGTCTGGTCATCGCACTCGACACCGCCGGCTCAGGCACCTTCTCAACGGCCGTCACAATCAACACGGACTATCTCATGGAGCCGCTCAACTCCGCAAGCCTCGGTCGCCCCTGGACTAACGTAACGATGGTCGGCGCACAACTCTTCCCGTACCCTCTCAACCTCCGTCCAGGCATCAGAGTCACCGCCAAATGGGGATGGCCTAGCGTCCCCGACGACATCGCACAAGCAACACTCATTCTCGGCGCCGACCTATACAAACGCAAAGACTCCGTCGGCGGAGTCCTCGGTTTATCAGAACTCGGCGCGATCCGCATGAGTCCACTCGGCCGCGACATCTCCGCAATGGTACGCGCCTACCGTCGAGAGTCGATCGCATGAGCATCACCATTTCCTCCGTACGTGACGCCGCACAAACCAGGCTCGCAACCATCACCGGTCTACGCACCTACGACCTCATCCCCGACACCGTCAACGTACCAGCCGCCGTCGTCGGCAACCTTGAACTCACATGGGACGAAGCAATGCAACGCGGCCTCGACTTCGCCACCTTTGACGTCTTGCTCATCGCCTCACGAATGAGCGACCGAAGCGCACAAGACAAGCTCGACGTCTACCTTGCCGGCACCGGCGCATCGAGCGTCAAAACAGTCCTCGAAGGCGGCACACCAGCAGGAACCCTCAACGGCACAGTCTCCACCGTTCGCGTCACGCGCGCACTCCCAATATCAATAACCGTCGCGAGTATTGAATATCTCGCCTACAGATACGAGGTAGAAGTTTATGGCTAGTTACAAAGTGTTATCAGATCTCATCGACGGCAAAAACGCCGGCGACACCATCTCAGACGACGAGCTTCAAGGATGCAACATTGACGCACTCTTAGAAGCTGGTCATCTCGCAGAAACCACCACAAAGAAAACCGATAAGGAGTAATCATCATGGCCGTTTTCGTACTCAAAGACGCCTCGCTCGTCGTTAATAGCGTGAACCTAAGCGCGTACGTTTCATCTATTACCCTCGACTACGCAGTCGACGCAGTTGCCGCCGATGGGATGGCCTCAACCAACGGCCACGTCTTCCTCGGTGGATTACAAAACAACTCACTCGCCGTCACCCTTAACCAGGACTTCGCCGCCTCAACAGTCGCCCCGACACTTGACGCGCTAGTCGGGACAACCACCACCGTCGTCATCAAACCGACATCGGCGGCAGTAGGCGCAACAAACCCGACCTACACCATCTCGAACGCATTCCTCGCCGCTACACAACCGGTCAATGGTGCCGTCGGTGATCTTGCACAAATGAGCATCACGTTTCAAGGCGGAACACTCGTAAAGGCGGTCTCATAGTGGCCATATTTATCCTCAAAGACGCATACGTCACGGTCGCCGGTACGGACTTGTCATCCTACGTTTCGTCTATCACGCTCGACTTCGCAGTCGACGCAATTCCAGTCGATGCGATGGGAGGCAACGGCCACCTCTTTACAGCTGGTCTTCAAAATAACTCTGTCGCGATCACGTTTAACCAGGACTTCGCAGTCTCACCGAACAAAGTCGCCGCAACACTCGACGGCCAGATCGGACTCGGCACAACGACCATCGTCGTCAAAGCCACATCCGGCGCAACCAGCACGACTAATCCTGCCTACACGATCTCCAACGCATTCCTCGCCGGCACACAACCGGTGAACGGATCAGTCGGCGACCTAGCCCAAATGAGCGTCACTTTTCAAGGTGGCACAATAGCGAAAACGACGTCATAGAACCATGATCTCACTTACCGTCAAGCACAAAGACGGCTCAGAAGGAACCTTTCCGGTCTGGCCAGCAACAGAAGTCGCCTTCGAGCGTCACTACAAAATCCCATATCGCAAAGCGTTTCAAGACGACTTCCCACAGGAGCAAGCCTATTTTCTCGCATGGCTCGCAGAACGTGACTCAGGAAACGAAGTCAAACCCTTCGACGAATGGATCAAAACACTCGCCGACATCGCAGTCGAGACAAACGAAAACCCTATCTAGCGCGCTCGACGACTGAGTTGATCGCGCTTCTCGCAATACGAACACACATATCGCCGAGAGAACTCCTGGCAACACCGCCAGGAATACTCGAAGCGATGATAAATATGGCAATACCGGAAGACTATTGGAAGGAACCTATTGACGCATGGCAACTCCTAGCTCAGGCAGTTTCGGCTACAGAATAGACTCCGACCGTCAAGGCAAAGCACAAATCGACGGACTTCGAGAAACACAAAAAGCACTCAAAGCACTCGGCGACTCAACAAAAAAAGAACTCAAAAGCACACACCTAGAAGCCGCACAGATCGTCGTCAACGGCGCGCTACGCATTGCACCAGTACGCACCGGCGCACTCGCCGCATCTATGCGCGCGGCCGCAACAATGACATCCGGCAAAGTTCGCATCGGCAACGCCTCCGTCCAATACGCCGGAGTAATTCATTTCGGATGGCCAGCGCGACGGATCAAACCACAACCATTCATCTACGACTCTCTCGATGGACGCCGCAACGCAGTCGCACAGCTCTACGCCGCTCGCCTTGACGAACTTACGAGACGATATCAACTTGCCGGCCGCAGTATGCCAGCGAACACTCGGTACGTTAGGGCTTAACTATGGCAAAGTCGATCTCAGTCACCGTCACCGGCAACGCCGCACCACTACGCAAAGAACTCAAACGCGCAACACAAGACCTCTCAGGCTTCGCAAAAGCACAAAAACAGATCTCCGCACTCTCATCAATCGGCTACGCTGTCGCCGGCGCGAGCGTTGTTCGGTTCGGCAAACAGATCGTCCAGGCCGCACTCGACGACCAGAAAAGCCAGGCTCTACTACGCGACGCCATCTCAAAAACAACCTACGCAACAGACGACGCAACCGCATCGGCCGAAGCGTTCGTCAAACAGCTCTCGCTCTCATCAAATATTGCCGACGACGATCTCCGTCCGGCCTTGTCAACATTGACGCGCGCGACTGGTGATGTTTCACGCGCTCAAACCTTGCTTGCATTATCTACCGAAATTGCTACCGCAACACAAAAAGACCTCTCGACAGTCTCGATCGCAGTCGCAAAAGCAAGCCTCGGCCAGACAACCGCACTCGGCAAACTCGGCGTCCCACTATCTGCCGCCGCAAAAGAGTCCGGCAACTTCGCGCTCGCCTTCGAAGAACTCAACAAACAATTCTCAGGCACCAACGCCGCCGCACTCAACACCACCGCCGGCAAAGTCGCAAACCTCTCCATCCGTTTCAACGAACTCAAAGAAACAGTCGGCGCGCTACTCATACCAGCAGTCGACGAAGTCACCGGATCACTACTCAAAACCGCCGAAGCCGCCGAAGAAGGCGACTGGATCGGAGGCCTCTACAACGGCATCATCGCCGCCGGACAAGCCGCCGACGCCATCACACCAGACCTCTTCAACCTTGCAATCTCAATCTCAAACTCCGCACAAAACGCGCTAGGTCTCGGCAAAGAAATCAAAACCACATCAGAGATCACCGGACAAGGCGCCGGCTCATTCAGGCTCTACGACGAACAACTCACCAGAGTACGAGAAAACCTTGACAAAACCGAAAACTCGACAATGGACTACGGCGCGGCCGTCAATAGTCTCATCTACAGTCAGAACACCACTTTCACAAAGATCTACGCCGACCGAGTGGAAGAAGTAGCGCGACAAACAGAAGCCGCCAAAACACGAGCAGAAAAAGCACGCGAAAAGTTCGCGGCACTCGGTCAAACTTTGAAAAGCGTACTCAACACAGCTCTCACCGATGCGCGCAACAAACTCCAGGAAGCAAAAGACGAGATGAACGCCTTCGCCGACGCAACCTCATCGGCAATCTCTGGAAACGTGAGCATCGGCGAAGCACTATCAGACGCCTCAAACGGCGAAAAAGAATACACAGACGCACTCAAACGACGCGCCGAAGCATACAAAAAACTCGACATCGCATCGGCCACCGGCGACCTCAACGGATACCTCACCGCGCTCGAAGACATCAAAACCACCGAACAAGAAGTCACCGACACACAAAAAGCACGCAAAACACCAGGACAACTCTTCGCCGACCAGATCGCAAAAGCCAAAAAGTTCGCGACCGATCTCAAAACCCTCATCTCACCACCCTTCAGTCTTTCCGAGGCAGGCCTATCACAGCTCATCAACCTCGGCATCGACTCAGGCTCACAAGTCGCCTCCGAACTCGTCGCCGGCACCGGCTCACTCTCAGTCGGCGCAATCAACGAAGGCCTCGCCGGAGTCGGAGCCGTAGCTGGTGAACTCGGCACGACCGCAGGATCAATCTTCGGAGGCGGAGCAGTCACCAGCGCAGAAGGCGCAGTCGGAAGACTTGACGCCGCAAGCATCACAAACTCGAACAACTCCTACGTCATCAACATCACCGCCGGCGTCGGCGATCCCGTCGAGATCGGAAAACAAGTCCGCAACGTGCTCAAAGATTACGACGCGCGTTTCGGCACCGTCCTCGTTTCTGCCGGCAACAAGAAGGCGCGCAAGTAATGGCCTACCCATCGCCGAAGGTTTATATCGCCTTCAATGGTCTTCCATACGATGTGTCACCGACTTTCGTTGATGTCACCTCCTACGTTCGCGCCATCAACACCCACAGAGGCCGTACAGACGACTTCACACAGTTTGACATCGGTACAGCTACCGTCGTTCTTGACAATCGGACACGCCTTTTTGACCCGTTCTACACATCCGGCACCTACTACGGCAAACTCACGCCTCGCCTCCAAATCAAAATCACCGCAACATCCGCCGCCGTTGAATACGACGTGTTTCGCGGCTTCGTCTCAGGATGGCCGGTCACCTGGTCAGAAGCCGGCAAAGACTCCACCGTCACCCTTCAATGTTTCGACGCGCTCGGACTCATGGCAAACGAACAAGTCCCGAACGACTGGTCGGACTACTACACGCGATCCCTCGCGCCGTTGCGTTTCTATCGCGGCAATGACTCACGCACGACCGGCACTATCAGAGACCAAATCTACGACAATCTCAGTCTCTCCACCGTCTCCACAAACCCGACATTCTTTGAGCAACCATCACTCGCCGCCAACATTCCAGGCACCTCCGCAACAGTCATCTCCTACGCCGCAACCGGCACCGCACAAGCGTCACCAGATCGCCTTTCTTTCGCCTGCTTCATGCGCGCCGTCACACCCAACACCACAGACGACGTCTACTTCAACTACGACAACGGCAC